AATGGATCTTCAAAATAAAGTAAATTCTTTATGTGAAATCATTAATATGATGGGTCCTAGTTTTATGAGAAATATTTGTAGGGACGAGGAAAAGCATGCTAACTATGGAGCTATTGGAAAAAAAATTAATGTTCTGGGGACGGGTCTAGTTCCAATAGATCCAACTGATTATATTGATCAATTATCTTTAAACTCAAAAACATCTCCGACGGGTGGAGTATGGGTTTCTAATAATGGTCTTATGGAAATCATTTCGGAAAATGGACATCCCCCTAAACCGGATGGACTTAGTTGGAGTCAAGCAGCTTGGAATGTAGTAAAATCTCAAAAGAAGTTTAATCTATAGATATTTAATTAAAATTATTTACTATATTATAAATGGAAGGAAATCCACAACAAAATTATATAGGTTTAATGACAGAATTAGAAAATATTAATGGTCGATTACAACAAAATCCACAGGATACAGCATTATTGGAATATTATCATTATCTTATAAGTATTATCCCACAAGTATATGCTCAACAACAAGCAATTGCTCAACAACAAGCAATTGCTCAACAACAAGCAATTGCTCAACAACAAGCAATTGCTCAGCAACAAGCACTAAATTCTTCAGAAGAAAGGAATAGAGTTTTGGCTGAAAATATGAGGGTAAATCAAGATATTAATAATCCTATGAATCTATCACAGGCTAACCGTCTTTATGGTTCACATTCTAGTGATATTAATCACCCGCTCAGACCATTTAATTTTTGGGTGAAGCAACGTCCGATAGCCGGTAGAGGCGGTGTGCCATTAGGGTCAGTTATGGATTCTTATCCATTAACTAAATATAAAGGAGGTGGGAGGAAAAGATCTAAAAGATCTAAAAGATCCAAAAGATCTAAAAGATCCAAAAGATCTAAAAGATCCAAAAGATCTACAAGAAGGAAAAGGTAATCAAAATTTGAAAAATTTTTTAATGGTTTTTTAGTATTAAAACTCATTATGGACCTCACGAAGGATTACTACAACAACAACGCAGTACCAAATAAAAAGGAAGAATATACACCGTCCATGTCCCTTAATTATCATTTCCTTGGGATTTATAAAGACTTTCATGTGAAAAGAAACGTGATTCAACCCTATACCCAAAAGTACATGTCAAAGCAAAAAAATAATATCAGAATGCGTAGGTATCATCGTATTCAGCAACCTGGATTTGATGTTCAAAGAGTTGGTCATAAGTAAATCGTTATTTCTGAAGTTTAACCCATAATTCTCTTAATTTTATGTATTGAATATGACTCACATCTGTAAGTCCAATAGAATTATATTTTTTTTATTTTATCTTTATTTACTGTTCTAATCTTCTTTGGAGATTGAATAATATCAAATTGTTGTTTTTCTTCTTTAGACATTTACTACTATTAATTATTAATATTTTTTTATTAATTTTATAATCATAAAATACTTAAATGAATTATAATATTATAATTATTATATGAGTCAAGACTTAGCTACTATACGAAAAGAATTAATTGGTTTTAAAGAAGTTGATTCTGCGTTTGATTTAAAAAAAGGTAAATGTGTTAAATATATCACTATTAAGGATAATGGAGAAGAATATTTTTATTCAGGAGGGAAATATAAACGAATGGGTGATAATAAAATATATTTAGATGCGAGTCCTCCTTCATGTATATTAAAAGTAAAAGATAAAATGGGAAATGTAACATATTCAACGCGTTTATTCACTGAAGATGAAGAATTAGAAACATGTACAAAAGATAAAAAAGAATATGAAAAAATAATAGAAACACAGCAACGGATAATTGAAACAATGACAGAAAAAATTAAAAATAATTCAGATATAGTGAATCAAATTCATGAAAAAAATCAAAAATATGAAGAAATTATTAAAAAATTATTGGAAGAAAGGAAAAATAAATAAAATTATATCTTTGATAAATGATTCCTTGAAAAATGTATAACTTCGTCTCGTAATTTACTTATTTCACTATCAGGATTATCTATCATACCATCTAGATTCGTTTTAAAATCAGCTAATTTTGTAACTTTTATATCTTGTCCTATTTTTATTGCTCGATCTATAAATGTTGCCACACATCTACAATTATTTTCATCTAAACCCCGTGTTGTTAATGCACATAATCCAATTCTTATACCTCCCGGGGACAAAGCACTTTTATCACCTATAATAGTATTTTTATTAACACTTATCATAGCCTTTTCTAATACATACTCAGCCTTACTTCCAGTAATAAATTTATTTCTTAAATTAACAAGTAATAAATGATTATCGGTTCCTCCAGTAGATAATTCATATCCCTTATTATGTAGTTCTTCTCCTAATATCTTACAATTATTAATTACTCGAATAGAATATTCAATAAAATCAGGATGTATAGCTTCTTTTAACGCAACAGCCACAGCAGATATTACATTATTATGTGGTCCTCCCTGTAATGATGGAAAAACAGCAAAATCAATTTTATCAGCATATTTTTCTTTACTAAATATCATTCCTGAACGGGGTCCCCTCAAACTTTTATGGGTTGTTGTAGTAACAATATCCGCAAATAAAAATGGATTATTTAACTGTTTAGAGGCAATTAATCCGGCTGTATGTGCCATATCAACTAAAAGATATGCTCCAACTTTTTTTGCTATTTCAGAAAATTTTTCATAGTCCCAGTCCCTAGGATATGCGGAACCTCCAGCAATAATACATTTCGGTCTAAATAATAATGCTCGTTTTTCTAATTCTTCATAATCTATTAATCCAGTATCTTTATCTATTTCATATGGTAAAGATTCAAAATAAATACTAGTAGCAGATATTTTCTTATTACCATTATAAAATCCATGGGTCAAATGCCCTCCACTAGGAAGGTCTAATCCCATTATTCGATCATGTGGATTTAATAATGCTGTATAAACAGCAAAATTAGCCGGAGAACCAGAATAAGGTTGTACATTTACAGACCATTCATTTTTATCCAATTGAAATAATTCTAAGGCACGTTTTTTACATAATAATTCCATTTCATCAATATATTCATTACCACCATAATATCGTTTCCCAGGTTGTCCCTCACTATATTTATTTGTCATTATTGAACCTAGAGCACTTAGAACATTTTTAGATGTATAGTTTTCACTAGCAATCATCTCTAATCCATCATTTTGACGAATTGATTCCTTAGAAATAATATCAAAAACTTCACGATCATTATTAATTAAACATTCACTCATTTATAAAAGATTAGTCTTAAATCTTTATATTATTATTCAAGAGTTATTTTTGTAACTTGGGGTGGATTAGTTGGAGCACTAGCTTGAACTACAGGTTGACTAGGTGGAGGATTTGTTACATTATATATATCCTGACCTCTTAAATTATCAGAACTTCTTGATCGACCTAAAAAAATATCTTTATTTTTACAACATATAATAAGACCTGACCCCAATCCTGCTATATATGATAATAAATTAATCATAAAAAAATCTAAAGCAGATATTTCCATTATATAATATATATATTACAAATATATCTTTCTGAGAACTTCTACTATTTCAAATAAAACACGACAGTCTATCATATTATACTCAACAATCTCACTTATTTCATTATATCTTTTTAATGGAATATTTTTGTTTCTTTCTAAACATATTTTTTTAAAACGTATCATTGAATCTAAACCATTATCATTTTCTCCCCATGTTGTATTTATAAGACCATTTTTATATAAAGCAGTACCTATTTCTTTTAATCCAAATTTAAATACCCCTTGAACAATTACAGGTTCAGTTCTAAAATGATCTAAAACATTTACTAAATTTATTCTAGGAAATTGAATTTGTGGATATTTTTTATAAATATAATTAAAATAACCATTCTCAGCATGTCCCCAATGATAAATATTTAATATATCCCCATTACTTATATAATGTAACTTATCAGAAAATAACTTTATAATATTTTCTTCATCTTGAATATTGTAGTCTTGAATAGTAAAATCATAATAATGATCATTGTAAATAAATCCCAAAATAGCTATAATAGGTTCTACCGGAAATACTTCTCCATTAAATAAATCTTGTTTTTGATCAAATGTTAAGAAACTTTCAACATCAAAATAAATACCATCCATTTCTAATATGTTTTTAAATGAATCAGATACAGTTTTTCGCGGATATATTAAAATATCATTGTTTTTATTCATATGTATCATTCGTTCTTGAATATCTTTCTTTTTCGATTCTTTAAGATTATTTATCAAGCGATTATCATCCCAACATGTTATACCACGTTCAACATAATTACATCGTTCATCATACGTTATATTCCATACTAAAGTTATTTCTTTTATTTGAATAGCTAATTTATGTTTCTCTATCTCCCAATCACTCTCTTTATAATTCATATTTGGATATAATTCATTGTGAGTTGGAGTAGGGCGAATATTCATATTTGAATAATTATTCTTTATATATATTATCCATTGGAGTGCTTTATTATACTTCTGAATAAGACAATCACTTATTTGAAAATAACAAATAAAATCATTACTCGGTAATATAGCGTTTTTATACTGATATCCCTTCCCCAATATAAAACAATGTGGTTTATATCCCATAATTTTATAGAACGCACTTTGAAAAGAATAAAGACTACATTTTTTATATGGTATAACCCCATCATTATTAACATCCATTAAATCTATCTTAAATTTTAATGAGGAATAACTTACACCAATTAACATATAATCCAAAGGATTTTGATATAATAAATGAAATGGTACATTCGATATTGATGGAAATAGTTTTTTAAAATAATCAAATCGTATAATTATATCACAGTTTACATTTATATTCTCGTCGGGATTATATAATGATCCATTTATAATAATAGGATTATTATCTCTTATTAATATTTCAGTTTCATTATGGTCTTTATTAGTTAGATTAATATTATTTAATCCAGACATAATCACTATTTTTTCAAATAAATCTTGTTTATACTTATTTGATTCATTCAATATTAAATTTTTATAATGACTCGGTTTATCTTTTTCATATAGTTCATTATTTATGTTAAACCAGTCACAGATAGGATCTTTTAAAATATAATTTTTTAAAAGAGATATGTTAATTTGATTTTGAAAATATTCCATATATTGTTAATGGAAGTTATAAAAAATAATAATGTTTATTTAATCCTCTAATTCTTCGAGTTTATCATTAATTAATTGTTTTTCTTTAATTATTCTCTCCAAATCTTCTTTAATTATATTTTCTTCTTTCCGTTGTTTTTCTATATTATCTAACATTGATTCTTTTTCTTTTTGTTCATTTTCTCTTTCATTTAATAATTCATATAATCCTTCTTTATCATCGGTACTTTCAAGCCATTCAGGAGTAACTCTATTAATAATTTCTGTTCCATCTTGTTTTTTAATCCATTCTCTATGATAATCATTCATAGCAAATAAATCTCTAATTGTTGAGTAATATTTACCATCAGATATTATATTTGATAATATATACTTATCTTTCTTATTATCTCGTTTACCAGTTTTTTTATTTAAACCCTCATATTCTATTAATGTATGGTGAAATGATAATACCTTTGTCTCAAGATATAATTCTTTAGTTGAATAAAAATATAATTTCAACTTTTTATTTTTATCATATGTTATTAATATTATTGCTAAATCAGTTATTAAATCATTATCATCTATGTTTTTTAAATCATTATTTAAATCAAAACTATTTAGTAATAATTCCAAATCGGGTATATGGACAATTTTATTATCAATCTCATTAAAAATCTCTTTCGTATTTTTATATTGTTCTGTTTTTTTATTTAATAATGCATCTGTTTCTACTTTTTTCTGATTATATTTATCTAAAATATCGACATCGGATTTATCCATTTTTATGAATTCATCGCTAATCCGTTTTTTAATAATACTCTCGAAATATCTTTTTTTAGTAGAAATTTGATTAAATGCTGTTGTTAAATTTAATAAATCATTATTTATATCATTTAAATGATATAATACTTTACAGCTTTGACCATATAATTTTTTAATATGATAAGGTATTGTATCTACCTTTTTAAATTTAGATTTAATTAAACGGTTTTCGGGTTCTCCAATTGTATTTAATGTTATATCTTTATAACTACTCTTCTTTGTAAATATAGTTTCAAGTTTATCTAAAAATCTATAATCTTCATATGAATATAATATTTCATTGATTTCATATTTATAATCCTTAGGATCGATTTTAATACTAATATTTTCCTTCAATTTATCAATCCCACTGATTAATAAATTATTAATAAATGTTTTTAAAATTTTAGAATCAGTCACAATTTCAGACATTTCCCCTTCTGTAATTCTCGGTTCACTTTTATCCATTAATTTATATTTATCATTTTTCTTATAATTCAAATAACCATATAGATTAATCCTTTTATGTTCGGGAATCATAATATTATCAGAAAGGATATTATTTATAATATCCAATAAATTAACCTCAATAGTTATATTATCGCCCTGATGTTTAATAATATACCCTTTTAATACAATATTATTATTATTCCGCTCTTTACTATATATATTTCTATGGATGTAATCGATTTTACTCTTCTTAATTATTTTTTTCCCATATCTCGTAAAATATATAGTTTTATTTTTTAACTCTTCATCTTCAATTATTCCAGTTATCTCTACTTTTTTTTCTTCTATTTTAGATATAATTTTATAATTTATATTCTTTTTATATTGTTGTTTGGCTTTATATCCATCTATAAATTTAGTTAATTCATTATCATTTAAATTAATACTATACAAATACTTCTCTAAAAATAACATATTACATTCACTTTCAATAAAAGAATATTTTGTCCGCAGTTTATCATTTTCTCTAATATTTTCATGTATAACAGGGACATATACATTATCCTCTAATAATAATGTTGTTACTTCTTTGCTTGAATTTTCAATTAAAGAAATTGGTTTTTTATTAAATACATTTAAATATTCAAGAGTTTCACTTATCGTTGAACTATAATCTTCATTTAATTCATATATTATTTCATATTTATTATCATATGGTAATAGAAATGGAACTGTAGGGATTATTTGATATTTACCTTTTTCTTTTTCCGTAATAATATAGGATACTTCTGAATAACTATTTAAATGTAGTTTTTTTATAGTATATCCGGCATTTTCTATTAGACTATAGTCTTCATATTCTTTCTTTTTTATTTGATTTTTTATATCTTTTACTATATCAATTAACATAAAAAATTCACTTTGAACTAATTCTAGTACTTCTTCTGTTATATCATTGTCAACTAAATTCCGGGTTCCAACAGAATAATCAAATAATAATTTATCTTTTTTAGGATGTTTCTTTCTTCTTATTAAAGCTTCAATATTAATATCAGCCAGATAATTACTACATGATTTATCAATCCATTTCCATTTCTTTTTATTTTCTAATAATTCTTTTATTTGTGAAATTACAACCAGTTTATCTAATTTAACATAAACATTTTTATATCCTAAATCTACATTTCCTTTTGTGGTAATTATTTCTTTATTTTCTTCATCTATTTCTAGAACCGTAGCATAATTTTTAATTTCTCCATCAACCCATTTTATTTCAGATCCTTCAATTAATTGTGTAAGAGATATACATTTTGTCCATTCACTGCAGAATGTTTTACCATCCTCAGACTTACATCTTTCTTCTATTTTTTTAATACTTTTCCTTCCTCTTGGATATGTGTTTTCTTCAAAATATTCTTTGTAATTTCCATTCTTAAATATTTTCTCAACACCGTTAGGTATTTTTTCATCAAATTCTTTATCATTAAATATTTTTAATTCATCTCCTTTTCTATTTATCCTATATATAAGTGGTTCATAATGTTTATCTTTCTTATATATAAATACAACGTTTTCATGACCCACGGGATTAACACCTTTAACCTTTATTCGATTTTCAATATTTTCAAATAATACAATATCAAAACCAAATAATATTTGTATTGCTGGAGCTATCACTTCAATATGTTTTTCTTCATCACTTAATAAATAGTCTTTATAAGCTTTGAGTGATAAAAGAAGATTAAGTAAAAACATACTTTCTGAATTAGTTATTTTACTCGTATCATCTATGTTATTTATTAGTTCTTCTGAATTAAAATCATTTTTATTTTTTAAAATTTTAATAATATATGATTTATCCACTTCATCCATATCCATTTTTCTAAATGATCGAATCAATGAACCACATTTCTGATATTTACTAATATCTTTCTCGAATTCAAGTATAATGTTCTTAAAAATAAACATACGAATAGATTCTTTTAACTCTTTATATGATCTTTTAAGAGATTCCTTTTCTTCATTGTTTTCTTCGTTTTCTTCTCCTTTTTTTATTTTATCTTTTAATGTTAATTCATATTCTTTTTTTATTTTTTCTAAATTTTTTGAATGTTTGATTACATTACTACTATCTTCATAACCTTTAATATTATCATTAGAGTTATATATTAATTCTATAATTGACATAATAAGTGAGGACATTACAATATATTCCGTTTTATCTCCCATTTTTATTTTAGGTATCTCATATCTTCCATGATGAACACCTTTTCTAAGGAAACCTTTTGAAACTTTAAATATCTCGTCATATTCAGTTATTTTATCTTGACCGAATAATTTTAACAAAGTATATGGTAATTTAGCATATTGACCCGGCTTTGTTTCATCTTTAGTTATTATATTACCTATTAATTGTATTTTTGGAATTGTCTCTTCCTCTTCGACCTCCCCTTCCCCTTCTTCTCCCAATTCCTTTTCTTCCTTTTCCCCTTCTCCTTCTCCTTCTCCTTCCCCTTCTCCTTCTCCTTCTCCTTCTCCTTCTCCTTCTCCTTCCCCTTCTCCTTCTCCTAAATCCTTTTCTTTTTTCTTTTCTTTTTTAATGTGATTTAAATCAACGATATTAATACTTTCTTTTTTTCCAGTTTCTAAATTTTTAACTATGTATTGTTTGTCTTTATTCTCATCTTTTTCTATAATAACTCCTTCATGAGTATCTCCTTCTCGATCTACCCAAAAAACATTATCTCCTTTTTTATATATTCTTGATCGTTTTGTATTTGACATACAACATGGTAATCCATATCCTTGGGGATGAATACCATCACCTATTATAGATGGTATATAATATTTTGCTGATATTGAATCATCTTTAGTAACGCCAGCCCAATATGTTCCATCTCTTTTTAGAATTGAACGAGTAGTTGTATTTTTAACATTATTAGGGACTATATTTGATTTATCAACCGCATTAGGTCGAATACTTAAGTCACTAGCCATATCCCAATATTGAGGACATATATATTTAATATTATCAGGTCTTCCGGGTATAGATATAGCATATGAATATGATTCTCTACCTGAACCCTTATCATAAGAAGCATCAATAATATCTAATTCTTCTTTTGTAACAACTATCGGTTGTCGTTTTTGTTCTTTTGATGCTGTACAAACTTTAGGATAACCATAACGAGATGTTTTTTCACCTTTTTTATTTTTTTGCCATTTTTCAGATTTAAATATAAATAATTCAGGATCATATGCTTTTAACCGATTTATATGATACGACTTTACTTTATAACCTGATCCACCTTCCTGGGATGAGGAGTCTGAAGAAAGATCAGAAACTTCATCATCAGAATCTAATATTTCAGCAATATTTAATTCCCTTTGTACATCTTCCACTTCTTCTTCTTCTTCGGATATATCTTGACCATATTCATATTCAATAATATCATCACTTTCAAAATACTTCTTATTTCTATTTATTAACTTATCGTTAATATAATTATCATACATCTCTATAATAGATTTAAGTACATATATTATACGGTTTAATTCATTAAAAGATTTTACATTAGTAATATCTATTTGTAAAAACCTATCAGATGATTTTTTATGAATATTAATATCTGGACCATTTTCTTCAACATTTAAATTATAGTTATTTGTCATTTTTTTATTTAGATTCTCTTTGTTTCTCTCCCTCATTATATTTGTTTCATTCCATAAATCATACTCTTCCTTCATTTCTTCTAAAGGTTTTCCAAAGTCTTTTGAAATTTTTGTAATTATTTCTTCAGGTTCATATATATTTGAATAAGCTGAAATAGTTGAATGAATGGTTGATAAATTCGCATAATTATTAACCCGATTATAATGTCCTATTATTCTATCTTCATTTTGCATATTTTCCTTTTCTTCTACCTTGATTCGAAAATACATAGGTAATTTTGACATAAAATTACCTATTAAATTTACCCAATTTGGTAATTGGTTTCCAATTTTAAAAGGAGATAATTCATCTTTATAACCATCGGGGACTTTGTCAAGGTCTATTCCTTTCTCAACCTTATGTTTATGTTTATCAAATAATAATGAACAATCAATAAAATCAATGATTAAATCTCCTTTATTTATAAATACGTTTTCTAATGTACTTTCATCACCAAAATCTATAATAGGATCTTCTGAAACTTTATAATTATTAATTATACTAATTAATTTATTACAGTATTTAAGTAAATCTATAATATCTTCCTTGGCTTTCACACTAGTTTTTCTGTAAGATTTTATATTTTTCCGTTGTTTTATAATACATTCAATATCGCCATTTATGTGTAAAATTAATGAACAATAAATATCTTTTATATTTTCTCTATATACCTTAAATATTATTACATTACTAGGATGAATAAAATCAACACTATGTTTATATTTTGAATTAATATGAAAATCATCAGACCACTCTTTACATAATTCTTGATCAACTAATTGATTATCATTTAATTCTCCTTCGAATCCATTGTATATAATTGAATCCTTAAACAATTTATAATATTTCTCATTATGACTATCTAATACAAGTTTTACAAATGGAATATATTCACTTAATTTAGATTCATTGAATATTTTCGAAATATTAATATTATTTGATTTATCCGATTTTTTAATAATTCTCATATACTTAATTTCAAATGAATCACATAGAATATCTTTCTTTTTTTTCCTATTAATTAATCTTATAGCATCCGAATATTGTTTTAATATTATTGATTCACTCTGTTTTTTATCGATTCGTTTTTCTTTAAAACTTTCTATATCATATTTAGTCATTTCATCAAAAGTTATCTTTGGCCAATATTTATATATCATTCCATTATAAAATGATTTTATTTCACAATCAGTCATCATACTATCCTGAATTTCATTAAATATATTCTTTTTATCTAAATATTCTTTCAAAGATATATAAATAATAATATCATCTTTGATTTCATTATTCTCAAATAAATTAAGTAATATATTCTTTTTTTCAATTAATTTTTGCTCTCCATTCTTATCAATCATCGTTGTATCAATTAAATCGCATGGTTTCCCTTCAATTATATTTACTTCAAAATTATTATCTGGATAATCAATATTTAATGATAATATCTTATTATCAATAGTCTCATAAAAACTAAATATATACTTCGTCGGTGTTGGTTCAAAAGCATTGTAACAATATTCAGATATTTTCATTAAAACTTTCTCATTTGTATCATCGTCATATATTAAATCATCAATAAATATTGATTCATAATCAGTTATAAATAATATATTAAGTATTTCTTTTTTCATTTCATCTATATCTTCAGTTTCGTTATCAGTTAAATATGTATATAAACGTTTAATCTTATCTTCACCATTATTCATTTTTTCAATTTTTAAAAAAGGATTACTGGAATTAATATTGTTTTTAATAGTTTCTATTACAAATCTATCTTGATAATTTCCAATAAAAACATAACATTTTTTTTCCAATAAAGGAATACATTTAATTATTCTTTTATTCGAATAATTACCTGAACAAAAAGTCGTCATATATAAAGAAAAAATATTATTTTTTTAAATCATACGGAGTTGAGTTAATTTCCATCCCACAATAATCGACAGGAATTTTTCCATAATCTTGATGATTATATATACCTATTTTTTCGGCTTCATGTAATAAATAACTCATATTTTCCCAAAATGTTTTATCATGACCAACCGTTTTAGTCATCACATGAGATAATTCATGTAATACCACAAACATTACTGTATTTGTATCTTCAAATGTATTATTCATTTTATTTCTTAAACAAATTGATATTTTTTCCCCTTTATTCACAGAATAAGAAGTATATTTAGCATTTATACCAGTCTCAGATAAATTATTTGGATTATAATTTTCTTTTAATCTATCGACACCATCCTTTTTTTGATCTTTAATAGAATCAATCAACCTTAATACTTTAGTATTAATTTCAGATAGTCTATCGGCAGCTTCTTTAGCATCAGGAAGATCTCTAACAATATATACTATATTATCTTTCCCTGATTTTATTTGAACGACTTCATCAAGAGCATATAATTTATTTATTATTATAAATACAACAAATACAGTTAAAAAGAATACTAAAAATTCTCTCATATATATAAATAATCTTATATAATAATTTAAAATTTGAATGTAGTTTAATTACTTAAACTAATACACATATATATATATATAAATGAAAGATGCCCATATATTTCAAATTATTGATTTAAACTCTGATGATTTAACTGTCGATGGTGGTGATGGATGGAATGATAAACATTTTGTCATCACTATGTATGGTAAAACAAAAGAAGGTAAAAATGTTGTTTGTAATATTAGTGGTTTTCGTCCTTATTTCTTCTTCCGATTACCAGGTAATTGGGGTGAATCAGGTGTCAGGACATTCCTAAAATTAATTAATAAGTTTATCAACTCATACAAAACAGGTTATAGTGTTTGGAATGGAATGTATGAACAAGACCTTTTAGAAGTTAAACGATATTATAACTTTTATGGATTAAATTATGATATTGAATGTAATAAAATAAGTAAATTTAAGTTTGCAAAAGTTTGTTTTAAAGATTACAAAACTATGAGAAATTGTATATCAGCTATTCAAGATTTTCATAAGATTAATCTACCTAAATCAAAGCAAAATAAAATCATTATGGGTTTTAAAGGTAAAGATAAAAAACCAATTGAATGTTTAATTGATAAGAAATATAAAGATTGGTTTGAAATTGATAATGGTTGTGATTGTACAGCTAACCTTTATGAATCTAAGATTCATCCCCTTCTAAGGTTTGTCCATGAAAAGAAAATTAATACTTGTGGATGGGTTAAAGTAACTGTTCCAAATGAAAGATATATCATAAATGAAAAAGATAATAAATGTTTTAATGTTGATATTGAAATTAAAGATCTTCCTCTCAAATATATCGAGCCATATACATGTGAAGAAATAGCAGGTTTTATTACTGCTTCCTTTGATATTGAATGCGACAGTTCTCATGGAGACTTTCCGAATCCAAATAAAGATTTTAAGAAATTAGCAATTGATATTCATGAAACATTCTTTACATCAGAAACAAAACTAAATCCCAATAATCTTATTCGAATTCAAATAAAAAAATGGATTAAAGAAGCTTTCAATGGTGGATCAAATAATATTCAATCAATTTACACCCTTAATGGTATATATTCAGAAGATAGTCTCGAAGAAATTATGGATAGATTTGATGATCATTTCATCGATGCATTAAAATCTTCAAAAGAAACATCGAAAAAAAGGGAAATTATGATTAATAAATTAACAGATGTATTTAATACTCTAGAAAATGAAGATGGTGAGTGCATTAAAGTTGAAGGTGATCCAATTATTCAAATTGGTACAGCATTCCATCGTTATGGAGATAAAGAATGCTATGACCGTTCAATGGTAATTATTGGTAATGATAAAAAACCCAATGAAGAAATATGTGATGATATAGAAGGTATTCATGTTTATCGCTGTAAATCAGAAAAAGAACTTTTACTTAAATGGAAAGATCTAATGCTCTATCATAATCCAGATCTTATTACCGGTTATAATATCTTTGGTTTTGATTTTGATTATCTCAATAAAAGAGTTGATTTCCTTTTCCCGTGTCACTCAAACTGTAAGAGAACTAAAACCTATAGTAATTGCTGTAAAGATTGCTCTAAAAATGATTTCTATAGACTTGGACGTCTTATGAGAAATAGAGATTCAGATATTATTGATACTATGGATGTATTATCAAAACCTAAGAAAACACTAAGTTCTTATAATGATTATTGGGAAAAGAAATGTCAAGTTGTAAAAAAAGAACTAAGTTCATCTGGATTAGGTGATAATATTCTTAATTATATATCTATGGATGGACGTGTTATCTTTGATATTCAAAAGGAAATTCAAAAAGGTCATTCACTAGATTCTTATAAACTTGATGATGTATCTGCTCATTTTATGAAAGGTCGAATCGTAGAGTCGGGACTAATTAAAACAGATACATCTGATTATATTACGATGATATATACAAATACACTTGGTAATCTTAAGAAGGGAGATTATATTACAATTAATTTAATTACTAAATATGGTTCTGTAAAATATGGAGATGGTGAAAAATTTAAAATAAAAGGTTTGAATACAGAAAGGGTAAATTCAAATAATCTTAAAACAATGGGTATCATTGGAAAACTCGATTTAAGAAAATATAAAAAAGACCTTATATCTTATGAATGGTGTTTAGCCAAAGATGATGTATCACCCCAAGATATTTTCAATTTTCATAAAAACGGAGGTAGTAGCGGAAGAGCAAAAGTAGCTAAATATTGTATTATGGATTGTGAACTTTGTATTCATCTATTACTTCAACTTGATTTAATCCCCAATAATATCGGTATGGCAACAGTTTCTTCAGTTCCATTATCATATATATTTCTCAGGGGTCAAGGTATTAAAATCAGCTCAATTTCAACAAAAGTATGTTCAGAAAAAGAAACACGGATTCCAACTCTTAAAAATTTTAGTGAATCAAAAATGGATGATGGTTTTGAAGGAGCAATTGTTCTTGAACCTACCCCAGGTATATATCTTGATGACCCTGTTAGTGTTTTAGATTATGCTTCCCTATATCCAAGTTCTATTATTGAAAAGAATTTTTCACATGAAACATACATATGTACTGAAAAAGAAAGAGAAGAAAATCCAAATAAATTTAATAAAATACTTGAAAAAGTTGATAATTTTAAAGTATCTTATGATGATTATGAATCTATCATGAAAGGTAAAACGATTCATAAATTAAAAAAAGAAACGCAAACAACATGTTATTTTGCTAAACCAACAAAAGATAAAGAAGGAAATATTAAAAGAGGAATAATACCTGTAATTCTAGATACTCTATTAGATCAAAGGAAAAAAACAAGGGCAAAAATTAAGAAAACTTCAGACGAAAATAAAAAAAAAGTATTGGATGGTCTTCAATTAGCATATAAGATCACAGCTAATTCTGTTTATGGTCAAATGGGGGCTAAAACCAGTTCTATATTCTTTAAAAAAATCGCTGCTTGTACTACTTCTATAGGCCGTGAAAGGATTTATGATGCTAGAGATGGTGTTGTAGAATGGGCTGAAATAAATGGATATAATAAACCCGAAGTTGTTTATGGAGATACTGACTCAGTATTCGTTAAATTTTCTAGAATACATCATGAAACAGGTAAAGAATTAGAAGGTAGAGAAGCATTGGAATATTGTATTCATTGTGGAGTAAAATCTGGAGAATGGATTACAGAACATAAAATGAACCCTGACTGGGATACAGAAAGTTCAGGAAAAGGTCCACAAGATTTAGAATATGAAAAAACATTTTGGCCATTTATTCTTATTTCTAAAAAGAGATATACGGGTGATAAATATGAACTACAAGCAGATAAACCAAAAGAAAGAACATCTATGGGTATTGTTATGAAGAGAAGGGATAATGCTCCAATAGTAAAATATGTATTCGGAAATGTAATTGAAATTATAATGAATCAAAAAAATATTGATCTTGCTATTGAATGGTTAAGGAAAACACTTCAAAAAATAAAAGATGGTAAAATGAATCAATCTATGTTCGTTGTTTCAAAATCATTAAGAGGATTCTATAAAAATCCAGAAGGTATTGCTCATAAAGTACTTGCTGATAGAATGGCTGAACGTAATCCAGGTAATAAACCTAAACCAAATGATAGAATACCTTATGCATATTTTAAATTACCTGATGAACAATTATATGATTATGATAATCGTTATAAATCTGGAAAAAGGAAAGGACAACCACGGGAAAAAAAAATATTACAAGGTGATCGTATAGAACATCCGGAATATATTACTCAGAAAAAACTTAAAATTGATTATTCATTCTATATATCCAATCAAATAATGAATCCAGTAAAACAAGTTCTTGATCTTGAAAAATCAGAAGAAGAAACAACTCTATTCTTTAATCAGTTTATCTGAATTAAAAATATATATAATAAAAATGTTCTTCATTTTTTTTATTTTATCATATCGTTTTATGGAAAATATTATTATATAAATAATAATATATATAATATGGGCGGAGGAATACTACAATTAGTTGCTTATAGTTCACAAGACTTTTATCTAACTGGAAACCCACAAATTACATACTTTAAAGTTGTTTACAGAAGACATACAAATTTTTCAATGGAATGTATAAAACAAACTATCAACGGAAAAAAAGTTATTGGAAATAATGGAGTCAATAATAAAGGTTCTGTCGTTGTTTCGAGAAATGGTGATTTATTATGCGGTGGTCATGTAAGATGTATTTTAGCTGACAATACTTTTACTGATAATTTTGGTATATGTGGTGATAATATAATTGAAGATGTTGAAATAGAAATTGGAGGTCAAAGGATTGATAAACATTATAAAGAATGGAATCAAATATGGAATGAATTAACTATTCCGGAATCAAAAGCTGCGGGATTCAAATATATGTCTGGTTCTTTTAGTAATAGTGTTATTAAAACACAAACAAAACAAAGCGTTATTACATATCCATTAAACTTCTGGTTTTGTAGAAATAAAGGTTTATCTTTACCAATAATAGCACTACAATTCCATGATATACATATTAAATTTACATGGGGGGATGGAGCATTTAACTATGACAATAATTATGGTATTCAAAATAGTGTTAATCTCCATAGAAAAGAAGGATGGGCCGAAACAGGTGGAAGGAAAGAGGATGGTTCAGGACCTTCAGCATTAACATATTCAAATCCTTCTCTTGAAGTTTGGTTAGATTATATATATTTAGATACAGATGAAAGAAGAAGATTTTCCCAGGTTTCACATGAATATTTAATCGAACAATTACAAATTCAAAAAGAAAAAGATGCATCAAAAACAATTTTCCCTCTTAATTTAGAACATCCTGTTAAAGAAATAATATGGACAACACCAACATATAAAGTAATAAATTCATCATCATCTATAGATGATAATAAAATACACATTGAATTAAATGGTCATGAAAGATTCTCACCACAGTATAAAGAATATTTCACATTACAACAACCATATGAACACCATACATCTATACCTAATTATAATATTAAAGAAACTGAAGATCCTGTTTTATTAGCTGAACCAATTTCTTTGTGTTCACAGTTACCTGTAGATGGATCGAATTATATAAAAGTATATAATAATCAAGCAGTAAACATTTCAAGTTTATTAGTAAATACTGATAATATTACATTATTTAAGATAAATATATTGAATTTAAACATTAATGTAAAATATACAGGTGATTATTATGAAAATATATCAGAAGAAATTAAAGAAGGAGATATTATCAATGTTGAAGTAATAAAAAATTATGATAAAATTGTAAGTAATTCTGTTGGTGATGGTACTGAAGATTTATTATTTAGAAATACAACTTCATCTCATCTATATGTTACAAAAGTAGAAGTCACATCAACAGTAACAACATTAACATGTAAATTAAAAGGAGTAACAGGGCCTCATTTCTCTGGTAAAAAAGGAAAAATACCAGGGATAGTAACTAACCATCGCGGAACAATAAATTTACCACCGACCATTAATTTAGCAAATCCGAATGGTAGTTATTTAGATGAAGGTCCCGATCCATCAACATTAGATAATTTATATGCTAAAACTCCTAATAAAACACATGGTTCTATAGACAACAAACTGTTAGAAGATAATATTGAAGATATTCAATTATTCATTGGAGAACAATTATTTGTGGAGGTCAATGAAGATGGTACTTTAGTTAAAAAAGATATTGGAGTATTTAGAAATTATGAAGCAAACGAATTTAACGGGACAAATGGAGCAACAGCCAATAATGAAAATTATTTATCGGAAAGTACTAATGCTACTACAGCTAGAAATAAAGGGATATATATACCACATGAAACTTTTAGTGTGACTATTATTGGTCGTTCTCAAAACCATAAATCCAGATGTTCACAACTTAAAAAAGATATTTATGTTTATTCATTTGCTATCAATCCAGAAGAACATCAACCGTCCGGAACATGTAATTTTTC